CCTGCTGCTCGGCACGGACTTCACCGCTGTAACAGCGAGTCTCGCGATCACTCATCGGTTTTATCCTCTTCGGTTTTAGAAGTTTTGAAATCATTGGCCGGGTTAGCAGCGTTGACGCTGACCAGCATTTCATCCAGGCCGTCGACAGGGTTCATATCCTCGAAAGCGCGTGCTTCGTTGCGACTCATCCAACCGTCAGTAATGGCGAAGTGATAGAACTGCGCACGCTCCTGCGGGGTGCCACGCAACAGGCCAGTAAGGTTAAAGCGGACGTAATAGCCGGCAGCCAACTCAGCGCGGGTAAACAGTCGTCGGTTAAGTTCCTGTTCCCAGTTTGTCACCCAGGGCATCATTGAATAGCGGACGAACTGAATTGCTTGCTGAGTAATGTTGCTGAAGGTAGCTTTTTCGAGATCGTTAATCATGTGCGCCGGTACGTTAAAAATTCCGGCAATCATGGAACGGTTGAGCTTTGACATATCGATAATCTGTGCATCAACCGGAGACACTGTAAGAGCTTTATAGTCCAGGTCAGCAGGAAGCAGCATGGTTTTGTTTTCCTGGCTCCGCAGCGCCAGAGCCGCCTTCTGCCAGACCTTTTTAAGGCGATCCCAGCCTTCAGACTTAATATCGCCCTTCACAGTGACAATCCCCGCGGGCCGAGCATTTCCGCTGAAAAAACTCTCAGTATATTTTTGCCCACTCATACCCATGCCAATCGTTTCGGCGTGCTGCATTACCGGACTTAGCCCCATCTTTTGGTTATTTCCAAGCGCGCGGATGTGAATCATGTCATCCGGGCTGATGGCAAATGCGCCTTCCTCGTTATACAACCCATAGGTGTACCTTCCGCCGGTATTAATCAGCGTGGTTTCCCAGGGCATACAGCAGTCCAGAGAAATCACCTCCCCACGACGGTTGCGTTTAACCCAGGTGTACCCGTTACCCCAGCCAAGAATGTGACGCTGTTTCAGCTCTCGCCATTTGTAGCTGGTTTGCCAGGTATTTGGTTCATCATGTACTAGGTAAAAGGCAGGATGATCCCGTGCCGGTTCAACTTTTCCGTTGTGTTTTCGCATGACGTGCAGCGGCATCTGGGCAAGGTTTGAGGACAGGACATAAATACAGGCGTATACCGCGGCCAGCTTCATAGCTGTTTCAGGGCTCACATATACATCGGCCTTGAACAGCCCGTCGGTGTCAACGACATCCCCCGTTATTGGTGTGGCCGGGTTCTCCAGTGATTCGTTTCTGAATAAGGCATCAAGCAGCACGCTTCCCCCTTCTGGCCATCGCCAGGGCACCCAGCAAAAGCAGGCCACCCGAGAACATGAGCGCCGGGGCCAGACCAAAACGCAGGTAAACCCCGGACGTGAGCAGACCGAAACCAGCCAGCCCGATAACATCAGTAATAAGTGATTTCATAGAATTAAGAGGTCGTCGTCCGGATCAAGGGATGAGAGGAAATCGCCAGGCTCTTTCAGCATTGCCCGTCCAATCGCCATTATCAGCGATACAGCGCCGTCTATTTTGTTTTCGTTCTGCTCCTTAATAGGCTTAACCACGTCATCGTTACCTGGCAGGTATTTCCCGACGACGTTGCTGATACACCAGCTCATTATTGGGTTGCCGTCATGATGAAAACGCCCAGATTCAATAGCGGCCTCAAGTTCTTTCATCGGGTCAGACATATTGGTGTAGTTCTGGATGATCGTGATGGGGTTAAGACCTTCATCTGCCAAATCATGGGAAAGGCCAGTTGCGCCGAACGGGTCTATTGGTGATTCGCTCACCGGGTTGAGTTTGTTTGCTGCTTTGGCTTCTTCCAGAATGTAGCGATAATCAACCTCAGCACCATCCGTTACCGTCAGCAATCCCATCTCAACCCATTTCTGAAAACGCTCAGCAGTACGACGGTCTTCATTTTTTTCAACGCTGAACACCGTGTCATAGGGCACCCAGAATCTCGGTGCAACACAGTAGTAATGCGTTTTACCGTCAATCTCCCGCGTAAACAGACGCCCCATGCTGTTCATGTCGAGTTTGCGTGCCAGGTCGAACGCCAGCACGCAGGGCTGTCCCTCAAATTGCTCCAGCGTAAGGGTCTTATCCTCGCAGTTCTGCCACGACACAAGGTTAAAGAACGCCGCTCGGGCAGCAACCCAGATGTTGAGGTGCTTCGTTTTGAACACGCCAGCCTGACGGGCGTTATTGATGGCTCGCTGTTGCTGGCTGAGCAGAAAATCACGGTAGACCGACACGCCCATATTTGGGTTAGCTTTCTCCAGTACCTTTGGATCCGTCCAGTCATCGCCTTCATCAACCGTGTAGATCACCCCGAATAATTCTTCGTTCGGTACCGTACCGCTCAGCATCTCTATCACTTCCCGCCTTTTGTCGTAGCACGGCCCCTCAATGTTGTAGCCTGCCGTAGTGATAGCCCACATCAGCGGCTGGCGGCGGGCGCCCATACCCGTCAGCATGGTAGTGTAAAGCGAATCTGTCGGGTGTTCATGATATTCGTCGACAATGGCACAGTGTGGTGAAGCCCCGTCGCCGGGGTTTCCAATAAGCGGCTCGAAGCGTGCACCATCCTCGGGACGGTTCAGGTTAGAAGCGTTCACCTCAATACCGAACGCCTCCACCAGCAGCGGCGTACGTTTGCACATCAGGCGCGCTGGTCTGAATACTTCCCATGCCTGTTTTTCGGTGGTGGCACCGGAATAAACCTCTGCCCCGAATTCGTTGTCACAGGTAAAGCAAAACAGCGCCACCCCAGCAGAGATAGCCGATTTACCATTCTTACGCGGTATTTCCGTGTAGACCTCACGGAAGCGACGAAGCTTAGTGCCTTTTTGTACCCAGCCAAATGCGCAGCAGACAATGAACAATTGCCACGGCTCCAGGGTGATCGGCATCCGCTTAAACGCCCATTCGCCTTTGGTATGCGGCAATAGTTGAATAAACTTTGCGGCTTTCTCCGCCATATCCTTGTCAAAGCGGTACCGGAATTTTCGGCTCTTCTCCTGGGCCATATCGTCGATATGACGCTGACAGGCCTGAATGACAAACTGGCACGCCGGGACTTTACCCCGCACAACGTTGCGGGCGTACTGATTCGCGGCGTTAACGTTAGGGTACGATTTCCGGCTCATGAATTGATCATCTTCAGGAATGGGTTGGAGGTTTTCTTCTGACCAGCAAGACCGATCAGACGCTGGCGGCTACTCGGATCAAGTCCCAGCATTGAACCGGTAGAACTCATCTCCGATTCCTGTTCTTTTTTGGCTGTAAGTTCAGGGTTCTTAATTTTTCCCCCCATAGCCCCAACGATTGAAAGACCATCACGGGCGATGTTTTTGACAGCACGGCGCCAGAACTCGTAAGCCACACACCAGCGTTCAAGCACCGCAAGATCGGTTACACAGAGAAGACCCTGCCCGCATAATTCCTTCGTGGTCAGTTCCCACATGACGGAGGCCATCGGCATACCATCGTCTTCGGAAAACCATTCCGGGGGTTCAACGCCTTTAATGGGTGTGAAAACTGGTTCTTCTTTATTAAGGGCTCGCTTGCCGGGGTTACCAGCCAGCTCCTTGCGCGCCGTTGGCTTGGGGCGACGCCCGGAACGCCCCGTCGTTCCAGCCATAAGCGACACTCCAGGTTAAATTTGATTTTTCGCGGGTAAAAAAATTCGAGGAGGCGGGCAGTCCGGAAGTCGAAGGGGCGCAGAGATTAGACCTCCCCCTCCCCTTAGCTCATCTTAAATGGCAACAATTCTCACCTGTGACCTTCTTTCCCGGTCTTGGTGGCGTGACATGCCCAGCACAGGCTCTGCAGGTTGGCATCGTCGTCTGTGCCGCCCTGTGCCTTCGGAATAATATGGTCAACGCATGACGCCAGCTTAACGATCCCCTGCTTGCTATGGCTCTGACACAGACCATTGTCACGCTTCAGGATGCGCGCACGGATAATCTCCCACTTAGTGCCATATCCTCTCTGCTGTCTGGTTTGGCCTGGCTTATACTGGCGCCAGCCTTCACCTTTGTGGGAAACACAGTAACCTGATGAGTCTGTTGTAGTGGAACGGCAGCCGCGAACACGGCAGGCTTTTGGTGTTCGTGGTGGCATTGCTCCTCCTAAGACTAACTATTTGAAATTTAGCTTAAGTACGTAAGCAAAAAGCATAAAATATGCCCAGCGAAGCTGGGCCATATATTTTCATATTAAAAAGTTAGCTCATTTACCAATTCTCACTGCACGAAAGTGATCGAATTTAATTTCAATCAACTCAGAAATGCGTTTCTGGACTTGATCATTGTCTGCATTATCACGACACCATTCTTCTACAGCCAAACATATATCTTCACAAAGGATGTCTATTTGGAGCTGAAGAACACCTTCAATATTATTTCTGTGGACCCGTCCTCCTGACTGTGGAGGAGGGATTAAAACAAATGCTCTTTTCTTATCTTTAGACATCCCGCTATGTAAACAGGAATTCCTAAATGCATAGCAATCCTTTGCAGTAAAGTTCAGAGAAGATTCAAGCGGTTTTAGTTTTTGCTTTTCGTAATATTCACGAAAACCAGGATCCCTCATTCTCTCTTCAGTGCCAACAGGATCATTTGCATATTGAGCTTCAAAATAATTTTCATGGTGGTATTTCTTTTTAAGATAACCATCAAACCATTTCCGATATCGCTCACCTGGCTTAGCGCCTGGCGCCTCGAGAGCTCCGCAAATATCAGGCATAGCCAAGCCAATGAAGAGTGCCGCAAACCAATTTTCTTGCTCTATTGCCTTCCTAATCGCTAATGTGAATCGTTCCATTATTCTCACCTATAAATCAAAACGCATAGTAAAATTTACCACTTAAATATATCTAGGCGCAAAATTTAAATTGAGTAAACTCAGAACAGAACATTATAGCAGGCACTCTGTGAATGTCTGCTGTAATGCCACATGGTGATGGCAATAGGAAAACCGCCCGAAGGCGGCCTTTTCAACCATTGAACTTGGTCACTACTGAGTACCTTATTATCCCAGGCTCATCATGTGACATTACAAAGCAACCTTCGATTCCGGTTTGTTTCCCCGATTCAAGATCATCTGCAAGTTGACGTAACGTTTTTACATAATGCGGATGTATGTTGACCTCAGTTTCATCATGCTCTGCCATTAAACGGCGTAACTCCTCGCGATCCATATTAACCTCCTTAGTTTATGGTTAATTGATTTATCGGCAGCCATGAGTCAAACTTTAGTATATTCTTGCCCTTATCAAGCCCACCAGCAGGTGAGCTTGGTAAGGGTGAGTTGTAATAAAAACAGTCTGGCGTGGGCGGTATCGAAACTTTGAAGTCATTCACACGCTGAATAAAATCCATAATGTTTTTAATTTAAAAGGCTTTACTTAATCTATAAAATATTATAGCCATGTTGGTTTTTTGGAGTAATGAAATGCTGCATACAGTACATTTTTTCAGCCCAGTGACTATGTCTTCCGTATCTTTGTTACAAGATAGATGCCTCACTGCCATTGGAAACGGCGCTACACATTTGAATTTGCATATTTCCAGTTCAGGAGGAGACACCGTCGCAGGGTTTACTGCATACAATTTTCTAAAATCCTTACCTATTCCGATCACTACTCACAACATTAGCAATGTTGAATCAATGGCTAACATCATCTTCATGGCTGGTTCAGTTCGCAAAGCGAACCCAATGAGTCGTTTTTTACTCCACCCGCTTCACTGGGGTTTCAATGGACAAGTTGACCACTCCAGGCTTAATGAGTGGTCTGCTTGTCTCAATGATGACTTGAATCGCTTCATCAACATCATGGAGTTAGAGACTAATGGCGCCAAGAGCGTTGAGCAGTGGAGCGAAATCATTACCTCTGCCACCTTAGTCAGCCCCAGCGCCGCCGCTGAAATGGGGATTTTGCATGAGATAACACCTGCAACGCTGGCAGATTCGGCATTCAATTTTTGGGTTACATGCTGACGTCTTGATATCTTGACTTTATTACAGTCCTCTCTTCAGTGTTTTTTTCAGGGAATCCACTGGTATGGGAGGCTTTACCTGAACCTCATGGATGAGGATCTATTTCTTTTGGCAGTTCGCCAGCCACACTTTATTATGCGCCAGGATGTCTTTCTTCGTCTGGCGGTCCATAACGTCGATATCGTGATCAGTCAGGTAGATTGGCTTTACCCAGTCACAGGCGGTATCAACCACCACCTGGACGCTTCCACGTGTCACGCAGCTCGCGATCAACATCATCATCAGGCATGTGGTTAACAGTCTGCTGTACATTACTGGCCTCTTTAGTTGCTTCTACCCGGCGTTCGGCTACTGCTTCAATGGCTTCGGCCTTTTCTTCGTTGCGCTGCTGATCGGCTTTCGCTTCCGCTTTGCTGGTTCCGCGTGAATGACCTATGCCAAACGCGGCGGCGATAGCAGCAAATACAGCGACAACGAGTCCGGTGATCATCTCAAGCGTCATATAACCACCCTCTCCTTTACCCAGCCATAAACAAACGTCTCGTTCGCGCTGCGCTGTTCTGCCAGTTCGAGATAACGCTGACCCTGGCTGCAATTCAGGGCACGGAGCATAACCAACTCACCCTCTTTCCCTCGCCGGGAAAGATAGCTTTTTAGCGCGCTGATAGTTCGCGGACCGATAAAACCATCTGCAATCAGATCGGGATAGAGCGTGCCCTGAATGTTGAATACGTTCAGCCATCGCTGGAACCATTTGGTCTGAACCGATGGGCCCATGTTAACGCCGGTATCGCACAGTTCTTCGGCGATGGCTGGTGATACCTCAGAAACAAGATCAAAGCGTGGCCCTGTCCAGTAGTCGGCTGTCAGGATATCCAGCGCCTGTTGGCGGGTCAGGTTTCGCATATCCCCAGTGAATCCGTGGGCGCGAGCTACCGCTTGTGTGATCCCCCAGTTAGTTGGACCGCCCTTATCGTCAGGGTGATTAACGTAGCCGCCCTCTTTACCGAGGATGGAATTAAAAATTTCGTCTTTGGTCATGCGAATGCCTCAGGACATCAATGATACGTGCTACGTTTCCACGGGCCCAGAGTACGGCGGCGCATATCAGGACGTTCACCAGCACCACAAACCAGTGCGATTCATGGTACAGGCCGAACAGATAACGGAAAGGGACGCTGGCGTAAACCAGCACCGTGAAATAAGCCATCAGCGATATCAGAGGGCGATGTCTCGCCCCTCCGCGCTGGTAGAACATCAGGGCAACGACAATGACTCCACAGATAAGAGCGTTTGCCATTGCACTCGGATCACTTGTTACCATTGCTGGCCCCTCCACCACGTAAACGCGAGAGAATTCCAAACAGGCTACCCAAATCCTGACTGTTGACGAACGTCAGCAGCTTAATAGCAATAGCGGCTACGATTACCGCGCCCAGCGCATCAAGTGGCCTGTCGCTATACCCCGTCCATTTGGAGAAGTAAGAGCCAAGCAGTGGAGCGCCGATAACGCCAAAGATGAATGAGGTGATGAAGTAGCCAACCAGCTTAAGGCGGCTGATATTAACCGCCGTGGCGACGTAGAACACCGCCCCAGCGAATGCACCAAACACCACACCGTAATCTATGCCGGTTGCCAGACCGAACATGCTGGCCCCCATCAGACCACCAGCCGCTACCGTAGTGCCAGAAACAGGATCGGACATTTAGCCCCCTCTTATTGCTGTGAGTCCTCTCATAACAGAGGGGATACAATTAAAATTTTGTTCGTTATAATGACTACCTTTCACTCTCAGAAGCTATAGTAATGGACTCTAATAATTTAACGATTGCAGCCACTATTTTTGTTGCATTAATCACAGGTCTGCTCGCCTATACATCCGCACTCTCTGCCAAAGAAAAAGAGGTGAAATTATCAGTATATGAAAAATTGGGTATTGATCTTCATGCTGCTCTCGAGTCATTACAGAACAATACTGAATATCTAATGCAGATCATTTTATTTTCAAAAAAAACTAACCGGCTAGCTTTATTAGATGCTAACAAAAAAGTACCAGCAGACCTAAGTAAGCTCAGAGAACTTAAAGTTCGCGTTATGTTTTTTGATATGAAACTTTTCAAAAAATATGACGAAATCTTAAAAAAACATGGAACTCTTACGCCAAGGTTATTTGGCTTAGGTTCTTCATCAGGAACAAGACCAATCAATCCGAACAAATATCTCACAACTTATGAAAAGAAGAGATATATATTTGAGCTCGAAAAAACATTATCTTTAATTGAAGAGACAAAGGAAATTTTAATAGCTGAAACCTCAAAGAGGTACAATAATACCTTAAGTTCCTCACGACCCATCAATAAAGTAATCTATGCACTAGTAATTATTATATTACTTGTTGTTGTTTTCCTTCCAGCAAAGAAAGAAGAGGAAAAGAAAAGCAGCACTACAAACATTTACATTCTTAGATAAAAAAACCCGCTCAGTAGCGGGTTCTTAATGTTTGTTGCTCAATTCGGTTTAACGTCCCGAGCCTACCACAATTTAAGCACTTTCTTGCTCACTCTGCAACTTAAATCTGTCGCCATTTGTGCCAAACGCATCACAAAGTGGGGCGTACAGGATCGATTCTGCCAAACTTACCCATGTGTCGATTCGGCGTCGGCATGTGATAAGTGTCCAGTCAGAGTGTTTTTCATTAAGCTCCTTGGCCATCTGCAGCTTGCTCTTACGCAGACGGTGGCGGTCAACGATTACGCCATACAACCCACGGTATTCTTCGTTCATGAGTACAGCAGCGATCACGCCATCAATCTTCAGCCCTTCCTCGTCAGAACAGAACGCCAGGCCGCTTTTGTTTTTGCTGTCGAGGATTTCGCGCAGGTATGCTTCCAGCTCAGGTTT